CTAAAGCGCTCGTAATATCTCTATGCTTAGCAGAAGGAACAGGTATAACGATTCCCTTAGAGCATTGCGAATTTCAATGGTTACCTGGTCATCTAGCTGAGATATATGATCTGATCCGAGACTTTGTGGCTGATCCGAATATTGTAAAGGTCGGGCACAACCTATCGTATGATGTCAAGTTCCTACGCTTGACACGAGGCTTTACAGAGTTTAATAACCACCGAGATACAAAGATTATGTACTATGCTTTAGTCAACCAATCAGCAGAGAGCTCACTAAGATTAAGTGATCTCTCCTATGAAATGACAGATATGGGGGGATATGACAAAGCTCTAGAGGACTTTAAAGTGCAGTATCAAAAGGACTGGGTAGCGAAAGAGAAAGAACGTATCGAGGCAATGAAAGCAGAGTACAAGCAGGCTGTAGCAGAGGAAAGAGCATTAGCTAAAGCAGAAAAGCGGAAACCTAATCTCCCTGAAAAGCCTAACTACCCTAAAGCAGAGAAACGTAAGAACGAGATCGACGGTAGTGACTTTAACTATGAGTGGATCCCGTTAAAGACTTTCTTGTCTCCTTATGCGAGTGGGGACGTAGATGCCTGCTTACGTATTTATAACAAGCTAGACGAAGTAGGTAAGCAACCAGATAAAGCAGGTATACGAAACCTCTATACCGGTCATTATACAGAGCTTATGGACGCACTGGCTACAATTGAGTCTAACGGTGTGAAGATGAACACAGCCTATACAGAAGGGCTAATCGAAGCGTATACCAAAGAAGAGGATAGAATCCTACAGGAGATGCGCAAGATTGCTGAGGTAAAGCAACTAGAGGCAGATAACTTAAAGCTGTATCAAATCGGACTAGCTGAATGGGCAAAACCACCTGCAGATCGAGATAAAGATATAGCTAAGCTGAGAGATAAATATAAAGATGGTAAGCATACCTTTAACCCGAACTCCTCTGAGCATAAGCAGAAGGTGATGTTCAAGTATACCGGGAACAAGATGCCTTATAACAAGGAGTTCCTAGTTGCGTCTGCTTTCGAAGAGGGGATTCCAGAGGAAGAGATTGACTGGTTCCATTACAAGGCTGACAAGGGTGCGTTAGAGTACATCTCTAAACACTTTGAAGGGTCAAAAGAGCTAGCCGACTTACTTTTAACCCACTCATTGGTTAAGACACGTAAGCAGAACTTTACATACAAGCTTTTGGGTATGGTAGATCCTGAAGGTAAGATTCACTGTAACTTTAACATAACCGGCACGGAAACTTCACGATTGAGCTCAAGCTCACCTCCTAAAATATGGAAATAAGTTGGGGTGACATTAAAACTCGGTGAACTGCTGGAAACCCCTTAGAGCTCTCTACACTACAACGTGACTAGAAATGGTGAGCGTGATAGTTAGAAAAGAAGAGAGATTGGGCAATCAGCAACCAAGCCCCTGAATAACCGATAAGTATGGGGAAGGCTCAACGACTAGAAGGTGACGTAGGTTAGCGGATAACCCTTCCACGAGCGCCGAGAACTGTTTAACACAGTTAAGATATAGTCTGCTCTTATAGGAAACTATAAGAAGTAAGGTTTAAATACCTTGCGATAACAAAAGGAACTTACAACAATTACCGAGAAAGACCGGAGACGTAACACGTTTTGATTATCAGCATCCAATTAAACGTATGTTTGAAACAAGTTTCCCTGACGGAGCTTTACTACAGGCAGATTTTTCCAGTTTGGAAAGTCGGGTCTTGGCCTTAGCTGCAATGGATGATGAAATGACCCAAGCGTTCCTAGATGATAAGGATATTCATAGAGAGACCGCTTCTTTAGTATTCGGTATTCCTCTTGAAGAAGTAACAGACGATCAGCGTTCATCAGCCAAAAGTACTACATTTGGAATAGCTTAAAGAAACTTTGAGCCTTCATACAGTAATGTATGTCGAATAACCTCACTAAACGGGCATAGCTGAATAACCAATAGGCTGATAAGAGAAGCTAAGTCCAGAAATGGATAGTGCCGATCCCGTGCTAAAATTATTTGTCTTAGTACTATCCTAAAAGTTGTTTGTATGTTATACTAGAGTTATAACATATTTAGGAGGGTACAAGTTTATGAAATATGATGAGTTCACTAAAGAACAACAACAGGCGATTTTAGAAAGAGCTAGAAAGATTATGTATAAGGTAGCAGACAGATGTTACAACCCCAAGTTTAAGCAGTATAGAGACTATGGCGGATCAGGAGTAACTATCTGTGATAGCTGGAAAGAGAGCTATCTTAATTTCGCTAAAGATGTAGTAACACTTCCTGGGTTTGACTACGAGCTTTTTGTTGATAGCAAACTAGAGCTAGACAAGGATCAGTTAGTCAGAGGAAGTAAAATCTATTCAAAAGAAACGTGTATGCTACTAACTCGGAAACAGAATGCACAGTACAAGCCTAAAGTACATAAAGATTTCTATGCGTATAACCAGTACACACAGGAAATAAAAGAACATTACAACAAATCGATGTTTGCTCAAGAGAATGATTTGAACATGACTGTTGTATCCAATGTTCTGAACAAGCGTAAGCACCGTGCTGGGGACTGGTATCTATGGTACAAAGGCGAAGACGCACCAGAGGTAGTTCAACTTGTTGCTCAAAAAGATGGTCAACGAGTGTGGGAGATTAACCCGCAAAAGCTGAGTGTGGCATTAGGGTACCATGAAAAGGCGGTATCTCAAGTACTACGGCGTTCCAAGAAGAGAATTCTACACGGGTGGAGCATAACAAAAGAACCTGTTAACATTCAAAAACTAGTGGATCAGTACAAGACAAATAAAAATGCCTAACGACTATCGAAAAGATATCTTGTATTTAAAGGGTATAAGATAGAACTGAGTAGAGTACACCCTAAAGGTGGAAACGTGAGGATTCTCAAGTAACGACTGAGAATATGATATAGTCTAGGCCCCTAATAAATATCGGGAAACCGAGGGTATAACCGACGGAGAAACACCATATAGCTATTTTAGTAAGCACGGAATGACCCTTGAACAGGCTGAGAAGTTATTTGCCGATTTCTTTCGGAATAAACCTCGTATCCGTGAATACATTGATAACACGCATAAAGTAGTACAAGAGAACGGCCATGTTAACTGCTTGCAGGGGTTCCGTCGTAATCTAAAGGAGATTTATTCACAAGATAAATCTAAACGTAACTCAGCATTACGTGCAAGTGTAAATACGATCATCCAGGGTTCCGGTGCATTCTTAACGAATACATCTGTTATCTATATCAATCGCTTCATCAAACAGAACAACTTACGCTCTAAGCTGATCCTAACTGTACATGACTCCATCGTAGCTGACTGCCCTAAAGAAGAAGTACACATTATGGCTAAAGTGATGAAGCATGTCATGGAGAACTTACCTGTAGATTGGTTATTCATTGATTGGAAAGGCGAAAAACTTCGCTATCCAATTGTAGCTGATATTGAGATTGGTGTGAACTATAACGACATGACTGACTATGATGCAGAAGAGATCAACACATTCAGCTCTATTGCAGGTTACTGTAAGTACAAACTTGATCTGAAAAAGGTGAAGAACTACCGTGAGTCTAAGGTTATTGACGAGGCTAAAGAGAAGGAAATGAAAGCCGCAATCGAAGCAAGTAAACCTTCTTATCAAGCAATTTCATAAAAGTTTAAAAAGTTTCTATTTTATAGTTGACGTAGAGACTAAGATAGTGTAATATAGTTAATACAGAGAGGGTGATACAAGCCCTCTTAATTACAAAGGAGGAGAAAAGAATATGAAGATTAAGCTAATTCAAGGTATGGGTAGTGTAGTGGACACTGAGGTTAAAGACAAGAGCGTACTAATTCGTAACTGCGATGTGACAGTAGAAGAGAACTTTCATGATTTGAATAGAGTTAAGATGGAAAACTGCGTGATTAACTTCGCAGACGAAACAGTCTACACCGATCCCCAAGGCTACATCTACAGACGAGAATCAAATAGTAAACGAGATCCCTTTAAAGAAGAAGGTATTGCTATCTACGCTAAAGGTAAACTAGTATACGGTATTCACCCGGACAACGTAGAGAATAACATAGAAGCTCTGTCAAACGGAACAATGGGATTTGACTGGAAGAAACTTTTAGATTACATGAAGTAAGGGAGGAGAAAAGAATATGACAGAACGACATAACAAAATGTATCGTGAAATTGAAGGGTACGAAGATGGAATGTCCTATGCATTTGATGCAATAGACGAGCTAAATGAGGTAGCACACAAACTACGTTATGGTTATTCGAAAGAAGATGCAATGCAGAGTATTCATAAAGCACAGCAGTATATTGATAGCTGTCTGAGAAATGTTAGTGCCGGCGGTTATAAGATAGAAGAGTAAGGGAGGGTACTCATTTGGAGATTAACATCGGATCGTTCGACTTTGAGTGGTTACAACTTAAAGATGAATCAGGTCAAGTGCAAAACTACAATTTGCGCGAGACTCTTAAAGTGAACGAGCAAAACCTAATGCAGGAAATGTTAGAGCAACCAGCAAACTATATCTACTGGTCATCTGTTCTAGAGAAGCTTAAGTATTTTCAAGAGTCAGCAGAGTTAAAAGCAGAACGAGAGATCGCTAGAATCGACGCAGAGGCTAGGGAGTATTATAAGAACTCCGATACAAAGGCCACTAAAGATGTAGTAGAAACATATCGTAAGCAGCATGCAGACTATGAAAGCATTATGAGTAACCTACACTATTACAATATGGTTGTGGGGTATGCTACGCGTATTGTAAAGGCATTCGAACAACGTAAAGACATGCTACAGTCCTATGGTAAACAAATATCAGATCAGAAAGGCTACGGAGCAGGAACAAGTCGCTTCGCAGATGGTGGTTACTAATGGAAGTTAAAGTAATGATTCATTACAAAGACGGAGTTAGCTTTGGTATAGCCGTACCCGTGATGGTAGCTATGGAAATGACGGCTCGCTGGTTAAACAGTAACCAAGATGACATGGAAGTGGAAGGCTATGGGTTTTACCCTGCTGACGTAGAAAAGCTGGAATTCTTCGATTTGAAAGAGGATAGCCATCAATGAAGAGCTTATTAAAGATGATAGGTATGTATTGGGGTTACTACATTCTAATGATGGGCATGTCCTTCTTCTACGAAGTGTATGTCCATAAAGTAAAGGAACCAACAGATCCTAACACATTACCTTTTACGATAGCTGCCGCAGTCTTAGCCATTGTTTCAGACTTATGGTGGGATCGAGAAAGAAGATTAAAAGAGGAGGAGAAATAAAATGAGAAAA